TAATACCTGCAAGCCGTGCATCACCTGCCATACCATCACCTGATACATCCCTACCAATTCTAAAGAAACATAACTCATCATCGCCGGGAGAACCTGCAATAGTAACTGCACCACTTTCAGCAGATACATTTAGTTCTTCTACCGCACCTTGAGCATTGTCTGTAACTACTACTGCTGTTCCGTATGCAACATCAATGGTAGTGTTATTAGATATAGCAACAGCATCAACCATCCAATCAACATCAGATGTAGCTGCAATACCAGCCCAAAAGACTTGAAAGGTTACAGTACCTGCATTCCATGATACAGGAAATGCTACACTAAATTGTGCAAACTCATCACTGTCTTTATCAAAGTCTAATACAACTAAGTCTGGTCTACCTGATGTGGTTTCTACTGTAGTAAGTGCAGAACAACCATTGGAAGTAGTAGGTTGCATAGCACTGGCAGGAACCCATATGGTTTCTTTACCTGCTTGTTTAAGAGTACCCACACCGTCTAGTTTATTTAACTCTGCTGCAGTGCTTGTAACCCCATCAAGAATATTAAGTTCAGCAGCAGTACTTGTAACAGCAGTACTACCCAAAATAAAATCACCATCAGGAACTATAACGTCACCTGCAAACGTAGCACCTGTTGTGCCTGTAGCAATAGACATTACAGTAGCATCTGCGTCATTCTTAATAGTCACATCTGAGGTAGAACCCTGCCCTGTAAGCACTAGGCCATCAGCAGCAGCATACCCTACGGCTGCATCATCACCTGCTGCTGTGTCACCTGTAGGTAAGAACGTACCACCTGATGCAGTAACATCCCCTGTGAATGTCTGTGCTGATAATTCAAATGTATTAAACGATACAATCTCTACAGTGTCATCTGCTGCTGCCCCTGCAGCTAGTACTACGTCAGACCCATTAGTGGCAGTGTAGTCAGCCCTTGCTAGGTGTACCCCGTTAAGATACACAGATACAAAGTTAGGAGTGTAACCCCCTGTAGTAAATGTAGTTTGATTTGATGTGGCTGTGTAAACGTCCCTAGTTTCTGTTGCTTGGGGTACGGGTACTGTGCCTATATAACCTGCCATTGTTTTTCCTTATGAATTAACTATGCCGTACATAGTAATTGTTCCTGATGCTATGTTACCACTTGCAAATAAAAATCTAATAGCATTTACAACAGTGTTTGCTTTTGTTTGTCCACCGCCGTCATTGTAACCAAGACCAAAGTGACCAAGTGATTCATCAGTTTTATTATGCAAACCGTTAGTAGGAAAGATAAATGTTCTTTTATTTAGATGTGGGCCATGAATTTCTAATCCCCCACTAGCACCCCCGCCATCTACATTACTAGTTCCGAGATTTCCAATGGTAATAAACGCAGAGTCACCTGCACTTGCTTCTTGTGTACCCCGTATTGTGTAGCTATCACTAGCAGCTAAATAGTTACTTCCTGAGTCAACTGACAGTAAAACATGTAAGTATGCACCGTCTGTTGCAGGTAAAAGATTAGCAAATGTAAATTTATAGCTATCGTATTTAGAAGCATCAAAGCCAGTAAAACTAATAGTAGCAGTATTACCAGCATCAACAGTAGCAATAAACTCTAAGCCGCCACCAATCTTAGTACCCATATAGGTAGCCAACCTAGTCATTGTAGCTTTGCGGTTAGTACCTCCCGCCCCATCGTCTACAATCATTAGATCAGCATCTACAAGAGCAGCACCAATATCTGTACCGCCATCAATATCTAAGTCTGCTAAGTTAATAGAACCATCAGGAACAACAAGACCACCACCAGTAATAACACCAGTTACACCTAGTGTTCCTGCCATAGTGACATTGACTGTGCCTGTTGGTATTTCAATTACATCTGCGTCAGCATCATTCTTAATGGTTACATCATTAGTGCTACCTTGCCCTGTGAGGATCAGACCTTCAGCAGAGGTAAAGCCAATAGCAGCATTATCTCCTGCAGCAGTGTCACCCGTAGGTTCCATTGTGGCACCAGCAATAGTGCCAGAAAACCCACCGCCTACAATGTTAGCTGTATCTCTTGCTTTAGTCATAATCTATCCTTTAGCTAGGCTTGGTAGGCCACGTAATACTATTAGGGAATCCACCCTGTGCTGGCACATTGCGTAGTGCTGTACGATAAGTCTTCCATGCGTCTGACATGGTTACATCACTGTTGCCCATCCAGTCTGTAGCAGCCAGTAGTGCATCACGTTCTTCACGGACCTGTACAGCAGCACGTGTGTCTGCACCGTCAGCCCATGTTTGTTCTTCAGCATCACGGGCAGTTTCTTGCTCTGCTGTGAACTGAAATAGTTGTCCGTTAATGTTATGAAATCTTGGCATTACTGCCCCCTTTGTTATTAGCTAGGTTCTGTAGGCCATGTTATGTTTGTTGGAAATCCAGCTTGTGCAGGTACATCACGCAGTGCTTGTCTGTAGGTTGTCCAATCGGATGTAATACGGTCAGCTAGTGCCATGTAGTCAGACGCAGATAATAGTGCGTCACGCTGCGCTCTGACTTGCAATGTGCTTGCAACCACCTGATCAGCTTGAAAGTTAGGCCAATCAGCAATGTTTGCAGAATCGTCAAACACTGCACCAGAGCCTGTTGTTTTGTTGTAGAATATCTTAGACATGGTAAACCCTCAAACTTCCTGCTGCGCCTGCCGCACCTACGCCACCATTTGTTTCTCCCCCACCGCCTCCCGGCGCACTACCCGCAGCGTTGTTGCCTGTCCCACCATTGCCTGCAAATAGAGAGGTTGAATACGAGTTTTGACTATTAAAAGTTGAATACCCCGCTCCCCCGCCAAATACGCAGTCAGGGTCTTCACTTTGGTAGCCTTTTATTGTGTTAGAAGTTGTCCAACGTCCATACCCGCTTGGTAGCGCAAGCGTCTTAATTGCGTAGCTTGAACTGGGTGATCCGTTTAAGTAAGTACCCGAAACCCCCGCTTCTATTGACGCAAGGTTAATTTGCAATTTAGGAGAACCTGAAAGGTCATCAGCTGTTGAAAGATCAAATGGAGTAAATGCAGAACTGCCGTTACCAGAAGATAACGTCACCGTTGTGGGGTTTTGCGCAGTTCCCCCAGTAGCGTTTTGACCCGCTCTTGCAGCACCTATAGTGTAAGAAGCGCCATTAAATGTTGCCGCTGTGCCATATAACAACATAGCTCTACCTCCATATCCCGGACGAGCATTGCCACCGCCATCGCCAGAATTAACAAGGTAAAACCAAACGTAATCATCATCTGCTAATGACCCTTTTGACCAATCGTCACTAGACGTATAATTGTTTGTTGGGCTTGCCCAGTCGCTAGGAAAAACAATTGGTATTGTGCCAAGGCCAGCAGTCATAAAGGTTTTGACCGTTTGCACAGTTGTCATCCGCATCGTGCCAGCGTCATTGACAAGCAACCCATCTCCGTCCGCTACTGCCGTAGTGCCTCTAGCAGTACCACCATCAATTAGATTTAACTCTGCTGCAGTTGTAGTTACAGCAACGCCAGCAATGGAAAGTGCGTCTGTTTCAAGAGTTCCATCAATATCTGCATTACCAGAAATATCTAATGAGCCTGCATCTAACTCTCCTGTAAGGGTAATGTTACGAAAACTAGCTACATCTTTGTTTGCATCTGCAGTTACAGTCTTACTAGCAACCACTACCCCAACTGCAGCACCTGTGTCGTTGTAGTTTAACTCAGCAGTCGTAGCAGTAACACCATCAATAAGATTAAGCTCGTCAATACTAGCACTAACGCCAGAAGTGATTACTGCCTTAGAACCAATATAACCTGCCATCAGCTGTCAATCTCCATGTAGCTCATAATTACTGAGACTTTATCTGCCACACTACAGTCTACCTTAATAATATCACCTGCATTAAGTACTACCTTACCGTCTAGTACAGACAAAGATGATCCTGCTGGTATAGCTGCAGATTTAATTATGTGGGCTGTAGTGTTTTGTGTTTGACTTGTTTGTGTAGTTGTGCTAACTAAAGTTACACTTGCAGTTACCTGTGCTGTGTGTACGTTAGCTAGAGTAAGCCCTAAGACAACTGCCCTAGTACTACTCTGTGTAGTATATATTGTTTCAGGAGTTCCTGCACTAGCTGGTGCAACGTCCCTTGTAATTGTCTTGAATGTATTTGCCATTTATTTATTCCTTATCCAAGGGCGATTGCTAATGCTGTTGCCTCATCTGCTGCAATAGTTGTTGCTGCTTCTTCAGTTGCAACTGTACCAGCAGTAGTAGGTAATGTCAAGGTAATATCTGCAGTAGATGCAGGACCAATTATAGTTACTTTATTTGATCCACTACCTGAAGACTCAAAGAACTCAAGAAACCCTGCTGATGAAGAACCATTCTTTAACTGCACCCCTGCATTTGCTATAGGGGTAGTAAGTACGGGTGTAGTTAGTGTTTTGTTTGTTAGTGTATCTACAGACACACGTGATACTAAGGTTGAGTTAGCACCTTCTGGTAATAACATAGTGTTTGTAGCACTTACTGAGTGAGGTTGTGCTTGAATTTTCTGACCGTGACTGTTGCTTTCACAGTTATAGGTAATAGCACCTGAGTTAGTGTTACCCCGTACAACTACCGTACCTGTACCGTTAGGTGCTAGGTCTAGTGAAGCATTAGAAGTTGTAATAATGTCATGAGTATTAAGGTCTAGGTTGCCACCTAACTGTGGGCTACTGTCCTCACTTAGATTAGAAATAGCAGAGGAAGTAGCAAGACCAGATACAAGCGTACTCCTAGAAATTCTTTTTAGTCCACCACCAGAGGTATCAAAAGCTACTAAAACATCATCACTAGCAACAGAACTAAGTTCAGTTAAATCACCTATTGTACTATTACTTACATCAAGAATGTTTAGCTCTGCTGCAGTAGATGTAACACCATCTAGGATATTAAGTTCTGCTGTTGTAGCTGTTACGCCAGCAATTAAGTTAAGCTCAGTTGTTGTGGCTGTTACGCCATCCAAAAGATTAAGTTCAGCAGCAGTAGATGAGATAGCTGTACCATTAAAGTTAATAGCATCTAGGTAAGCTGTACCGTCAACAAACAAGTCACGCCACTCTTGACCAGACGAACCTAAATCAAATGTGTTATCTGTGTTAGGAATAATGCTTGAGTTTACATCAGCACCAAACACAACATTGTCACTAGCTGCATCACCAAAAGTAAGAGTGCCACCATTAAAGGTAGTAGTGCCTGTTACTGTTGCATTACCTGCTACTGTAAGATTGCCACCAACAGCTAAGTTACCTGAAATATCAGCAGCACCATTCATGTCTATAGTAGTAGCTGCAATCTGTATCTCTGTATCAGCTACAATGTCAAGCTGGCCGTCAGTACTAGAATTAAGATAGATGCCAGTATCACGAAACTGAATCTTCTCTGTTGACGCAATAAGTAGATCATCAGAAAACTCAAAGTAATCCTCATCCTCCATCCACTTAAATACACCGTCATTACTTTCACCATCAAAGGTTACTGTAATGTCTGTACCTGAAGTGCCATCACCTATAGTAACAGAGGTAGTAGCCAGTTTAGTAATTGGCCCACCTTCACCTGTAGTACCGTCATGTGTGTGACCTGTACTTGCTGCAAAGGCAGCTAAAAGCTGATCAAACTCATCATTAGTATGATCTGCTGTGATTGTATCCCCGTCATTATACGTTGACTGTCTTGTGTATGTAGCACCCATCTAACGTCTTGCTCCTAATTGATATTCTAACTGAAACCCTTTAAGGGAGTACGGATTAGTTGTACCACCATCTTCTACCCTAAGTGCTACAGAAAAACCTGAACCTTCTACTGGCTGTCGTACAAGTGGTTGTGAAGGTCCACCATAAACAAACTGTGTTGTACTAGCTGTTGTGCTGTATGTAGCATCACCATATGTAGCTGCTAGTGATGTAGTGTCAAACGGATACACTGCGGGTCTAGCTGAGTCTTTATCCTCATTGTCATAACGTACAATCAAATCCGCATCAATAGTGCCTTCTGGTTTGTAGTTAATAATTACCCGTTGCATGTGCTTACGAATACCGTTATCGCCAAAGCTCATGTCAGGGCTTCTATACTTACCTGATATAGTTACACCATCAAAAGTATTACCAGCTTCCTGTCTTTGTACAAAACCTAAAGTATCACCATGTAATACAAATACATCACCTGATTCTACAAAGCTATCAGTGCAAGCAGTCTGCATTCCAAGTGTCTCAGAAAACTCAAATGCTTCTTTCTTTAATACACAGATAACACCTTTAGATAAACTTGCCGACTGTCCATCTTTATTAAAGAATATTCTGTACTGTGTCTTGTCTGGTATAACTACACTATCAAATGCCCCTGCATCTTTAATGTTCTCATCAAACAAAGACTGAATGTTCTTACTAATAGTACCAAGCTCTGTATCACCAATACGTGCAGTAGCAGCAACAGTACGCAGTCCATCAGGACCAAGGAAGATTAAGTCACCTGCAAATTCCTGTACGGTAAAGCTATTAATGCAACCAATGTTTCTTGTTACAGGCTGTACTGCAAAGTCACTAAGTGTTGATCCTGTAAGTTTAAATATTCTATTCTCACAAAAGATAAACAAACTGTCACGAAAGACTTTTAGTGCAACTACTGTATCATCAACTTTAATGCTACCTGCACCTGCACCACTACTAAAACCATCCTCATTAAACGGCTCACTAAAAACTATCTCTTGTGGGGTAGTAGACTTACCTGCATAAAACATATGGTTTCTATATGCAGCTACTGTCTTAGCCCCTGCTACACTGCTAGTGCTTACATCTGTAGCTGCCATAGAAGAGTTAAATACTACAGGTGCATTAACCTGATCTACAAGAATAATCTTTTCATTACCATCAAAGTTAAAACGTTCAAAGTGATACTTAGCTGCATTAGTTCTGCCTGTATCTCTTACTGTCCAACTCTCTGATACTATATCTGTCTTAGCGTGTGCTGCTGCAGTAGTGCTGGATGTAGCCCTAGTAACACCAGTAAATGTAGTAGAGTTAATACCTGTGTAAGTAAATAACTCTGAGTTAATCTGCAGTGTACCACTAGAAGAAAACCCTGTAGTACTAGGTACAGTAATAGTACCTGATCCTGTCATGCCTGTGCTAGATGCAATAGCAATAGCTAACTCAGTAGAAGCAGAAGTAAATATCTTTTCACCTCTAGCTGCTACTACCTTGTTTGTAAAACTAGCAACCATTAAAGTAGTCTCAGAGGATGAAGCTGTAAAAGGTACTACTTGATTAACAAATTTACGAAAGCCATTGATCCTACGATAACCACCTGAGATATCAGGCTCAAAGTTTTCTAGTTCTAGGGCTTCTCCCGGTTGCATAATAAAGTTAGAACGGTTAAGTATTAAACCGCCTTGACAATTAAATGCTACTGGTTGTACTTGTGAATTATCTGGCATTAACTAACACCCGACATAAAGTTAGCAGAACCACGGGGTCTGTTTATTACAGTTGATCTAATATACTCATACTTATTAATTAACAAGCTTTGCATGTTTTTAATGCCTTGCTCAAACCTACTAAAGTTTAACTGGTATTGATTTAACTCACCCCGATACTGATATACATAAGCTGTAGCACCATCTACTACCACGGGTGCAAAACGATCAGGTATGCTTGTAGTATCACCATGTGCAGACAAATCAGCAGGAAAAGTGTAGTAGTCAAAAACTAAAGCATATGCCTTATCAGGGTACGGATACAAGAGGTAGTTGTTGTCAGGAGTACGTACAATACTTCTAGGTACACCCCCACCCTCAAACTGTGTAACTGCCACACCACTAGAGTGTGTAGCAGCAGTAGTGCTATTAGCACCACGTGTGCAGCCTGTAATGTCATTACCTAGTATGCCAGTGTAGGTAACTTGCTCACTGCCTATATGTACTGTGCCTGTAGCGTCAAGTCCTGTAGTAGATACAAGTGTTAGTGTAGCTACACTATCAGAGTGTGAACCGTTTAGCGTAGTCGCTACAACATCGTCTTCCTCATTGGCGTAGTCTTTTTCAATATACTCATTATAGCTCAACGTTGCTAGGTTATTACCACGTGCATTAAGATCAGTGTCTTTCTTAATTCTAGCTGTGCTATAATCAATAGACTTGGTACTTGTAGGTACTGTGTATCTACATTGCCCTGCTACTAAGGTAGAAGAATTACTAGCGTGATTAAAAGAATAGCCAAACTCACGCTGGTTGATGTATCGTATTGATTCATTTACTGCATTCTGGCATTGTATCTGTACACCCCTAGCACTGGTAAAGTTGCTAGAAGTAAGCTCTACTTCATTCATACGTGTAATAACGCTATTAGCTAAAGTAAGAAAAGTAAGAGCCATTATGCTTCCTTAATAAATCCTTTATGCCCCAAGAGTTTTTTGTTGCATAAGTTTGATACACTAATGGGGCCAGCATATAGCCAGCCCCAAAGTATGTAGGTCTATTACAGTAGATCACGTTGAGCTACTGCAGCCTCAGTCATTGCGGCAGAAACATCTGCAATTACTGCATAGACACGCAAGCGTCCAGTTGCAGCAGCAGCACCAGCGATAACTACATCAATAGTATCTGCAGCACCAACACAAGCAAGTGCTTCTGCAGCAAATGTAGATGCAGCACCAGTGTTTACAATGTTAGCTTCACCGTTACTACCTTTTACAAGGTATGTACCAGCAGCAGCGTCAAGTGCAGCACCGTCAATGATGTCATCGCCACCACCAAAGTCAATATTACAAGTACAACTTGCAGTAAAAGACTTCATAATTTCCGCACCAGCAGCAACTACTACTGATTCAGCAGGAATTTCTAAGAGTTGGAAAATGTCACCATTAGCAATAGTAGCACCTGCAGTAATCATAGCATCAATATCTAGGATTGCTTCAATAGTGCGTACCACATTACCGACATTAGTTGGAACAGCAAGAACATTTGCCCCAACGCCAGCGGTATCAATGGAAGTCATGTCAAACGTAGCCATAATTTATATCCTCCTTATGCTGCGTTATAACGGGCAGTAACGATTGCTTCAGGGCGAAGAATCTTACGTCCGTATAGATGCATACCA